AATTTTTTCGTATCTTTGCAACCGCAAATCGAGAAGAGGCGCAATAAATATCGCGGAGTGGAGCAGTTGGTAGCTCGCCAGGCTCATAACCTGGAGGTCGCACGTTCGAGTCCTGCCTCCGCAACTAGAAAAGGTGTAAGTGGCTATTTAAAAGCTATTTGCACCTCTTTTGAGTTTTATACTCGGACAATATTGGGACAAATTTAGTAGCGCTGGATCACTTTGGGGATACAACGTAAAAAAAATGTCTTCTTCAAAAACGCGGACTTTCCGTCCAATTATTGATTTTATACCTCCTCGTAGGCATTATGGAAGAAATTCCTATATTTGGTTTTCGCAAGTTGATCCTTTGACCAACAAACTGAAACGTAAGAAATACATGCTTGACCATTTTAGACCGGGCAGAGAACGCGATCTAGCGGCTAATAGGATCATCGCTAATATAATTAACCAAGTGGCGCATGGATGGAACGTGTGGGCCCCGGAAATCACCTCTAGGGGAGATTCTGCAATAGGTGATGTGTTGGACCGCTATCGTCAGCATGTCCTTGTTATGTTCAAAAAAAATGTTTTGAAAAGGAAAACATTCAATGATTATACTTCACGCTTAAAAATTTTTGAAGAGTATATCCATGACTCGGTGCCCCCGATTCGTATTGTTGGCCAACTTGACCGTTCGTTCTTTGTCGATTTTCTCGACTATCTTCTCATTGACCGTGATCTATCCGCAAAGACTCGAAATAACTACCGTACTTGGTGTTCTACTCTCTGCAGCTGGCTTATTGAGAAAAAATTCCTTCTTGACAATCCGATTGCATCCATTCATCAGTTGCCAGAACATGGCAAGTTCCGTCAGCCTCTCAGCCACGATGACTTGAAAAAACTTGGAGATTTCCTTCGCAAAAACAACCGACACTTCCTGCTGGCTGTAATGATGGAATATTTTACGGCTATTCGTCCGACAGAGCTCAGCTATATTAAATTGAAGGATATATCCATTAAAGAAGGGTCAGTTTTTGTTAGCAGTCAAATTTCCAAGAACAGACGTGACGGGAAAATAAAGCTGCCTAACCGAGTCATCAAACTCATGATTGATCTCAAGATATTCGAGCACAATGACGGATGCTTTCTGTTCGGAAAGGATTTCATACCTAGTGATGTAAGACAACGTCCCGTCCAATTCACTCTTTATTTCAATCGGGTCCGTGATCAATTACATTTTCCTAAGTGTTATATGTTCTATAGCTTGAAGGATTCCGGATTACGGGATATCGCAAATGCCGTTGGTGTTGAAGTCGCTCAGAAACAAGCCAGGCATTCTTCTATTCAAACTACCAACATGTACCTCCAGGGACATGGATTGAAGGCTGTTGACTGTCTTTCGGATTTTGAAGGATATCTATAGGAGTGTATATCTTATGTTTCATAAAAATAGCCAGTTTTCTCCTTTTCAACCCCATCGTCCTTGACATTCATCTCTATCTTTGCACAAAGAAAGATTTTGTTCTTGAACATGAACTTGCTCCTTGGGTTAGGTATATCATCGCTTATGAACTTAATAACTATCTGATCATAATTATTGACTGCACTTTTTCCGTCTTTTTTCTGATGAAAGCTACCTATGTTGTAGTAACCTTTTATCAAATTAAGCGACATCGTGTTTTTTCCGTCCGTTTCAGGGCATTTCATTATTCCCCAGTCTGCATACAAGATTGGGAAATATGCTCCTCCATCCCACATATCTATCCTTTTGGCCGGTGACAGGTTATCCCTCAACATATCTGAACCTTGATATCTCCTCATTTTCTTTGACACCCAGCCAACATACATGTTGCTGTCGGTCTCTGTCTCATCGGTATTTTTGTCTTCACTGTCCTCGATAGCATCTTGCACACTGACGAAGCTGCTGTCATAATCAGCTGTTTCGTCATGGGAATTCTCTACTGCAGGTATATTATCTGTAAATCTGTATCTGTCACATAGTTCCCAATGATCAGGATTGCTGGTTGAATGCTGCAGCGTGAGTTGGGCATACTCATTCCTGCCCATTGCCAAAGGAACAATTCTCAATTCTATTGCATTGTCACTGTCTATATCGCGTATCAATGGCGTGAATTCACCAAATTTGGACATGCTTATTTTGTCATTACCTGCCTCACGGTCAGTATCTTGACTGTATCTAAAATAGTAATATCCGTCATCACAATGGAATATTGTTTGCAATTTGTCTTTGGTCGTCATTCCGGACATCGCGTCAACCATCTCTGTATGCGTGTTATATTCTTTAATTCCAAACGCTTTAAGATTGTCCTTGGAAACAATTGATACGTCATAATTGCCTCCCTGATCAAGTTTGTATTGAATATTGGATGATCCAATGTATTCTATCCCGTCATCGTCATGTTCAGTTGAGAATTCATCCTCACATTCATATTTAACCGTTTCTTCGTCAGTTGCCGACTTATTGGATTTTACGACTATATTTTTTGTGATATCGTCTATAATGAAGGTCACGTTGAACAGGTTGGACAATTCATTCAGAAATGTCGTAACTGTCCAATGCGGAAGAGCGTCCATCACCTTCATCGTCCTGTGTGCATTGGCAATTATCAACTCGTTCCAGGGTGCTACGTCTAAAAGTGATAGATCTGCGCTATATCCCATGTATTGTAATAATTGCTTCAGTACGGAAATCAGATTGGGTTGTATGCACGTCCTATTCAATATAACTTTCACTGGTCCCCCGGAACCAGAGTATCTGGCATAGCAGAATTGATTTGACATAGCATCGTTAGTCGAGTCATAGACAGGCATGAATACCCATTTCTTGATGTCTCCAAGATAATTTTTCCTTTCGAGGATACCGGTGTCTATATAACAGGCTTGACCGTCCATCGTGTCTTGTCCCGTTTTGTTCTCCGCATTGAACGGCGTCATTCCATATGATACCAGTTCTTCTATTTTCGGATTTTGATATGCATCTATTCTGTCTATATATATTTTCTCGGTTTTATCATTATATTTCAGTTCTGAGGTTCCGGCAACAATCTGCAGTTTGATTTCATTATCAGTACTATTTGTGACGACACCGGTGCCGTTAATGACCATCTTGTTGCCTGCGTACAAAATGCATTTCGTATATTTCATCGTTTTTTTCCTTACATCTATCCGGTCTAGATTTCCGAAAACAATTTTGTTTTCAGGAATGTCCAACGGAAAGGTTATGTCATAAGTGTAAGAGTTGGATGATTTGATATAAGGATTTTCCTTTGTAATCTTGATAGCTTCATTCATTGTGGGAAAAGCCTTTTTCCCGTCTATCATACAATATATCATTTTGCATTACCTTTTAAGATTTTGAAATGTTGGTATTCTTTGTCCATTTGCTCCATGTTGACCTTTGCTTCTATCCCCGCATTCAAGCGTGCCTGAAGAATGTCTATTACCTCATTCAGGTTGTCTATTGAATGTTTTACTTCTTCTTGATTATCATTCTGGACATTGACAATAGGTGCCACCACGGTTGCATCACCTCTTCCAATGCTACGGCTTACATCTGCAGATGTAAGACTTGCCACGCGATTATTCTTTTGTGCGATATCTATGAGTGAGAACACAGGACGTAGCTGTGAGTTCCGGACGGCTTCATGATTAGCGACAAATTCTCCTTCGTGGACAACTCCAGCCTCGTGCCTATATTGGTTGCCTTTTGTAAATCCCCCCTGATAATATCCGGCTGCTTCTACTTGTTGTTGTTTTTTTATGGTTGCTATTTGTAACATTCCTGCAGCTGTTGCCATTGCAGCTGCTATAGGCCCTAATACCCAATTGGTCTTAGAAGCTGATGCATATGCATTGATTGCAGCCATAGCCGTTGAAGCAAGGGCCTGTGCCACTTCGATCTTCATTGCTTTCTTGTTTGCTTTCGACTTGGCCAGTGCTATTTCCTTGTCTCTTTTTTTCTCAAGTTGTTCCTTCTTCTTTGAATTATTTCCGGCTGCATCAATTTGTTTCTGATAGTCGTTTGTTATTCGGGTCGTCTCGAGTTCTGAACATGCTTGGGCATAGCTGGATGCGGCCCCTAAGATGTTGTTGATACCGTCCATCGCAGATTGTGCTTCAGCAACGATCTTTTGCGTTGTCTCTTCGTTCAGTTGCTTTTTGGCTTCCTGATATTCAGCATTATTCTCATAATCTTCACCATATAGTTGTTTAAGTATTTCATTGACCTGCTTTTGTTGTCTTATTATTGCAGTGATGCCACCAGTAGACTTATTGTCAGGTGTCGAATCTTCGGCTGCAGCCATGTTCTTAGCAATCTGTAATTTTGCTGCTGCTTTATTTTTTATATTATTGTCAACATTTTGCTGACCTTCAAGTTCTGCATACTTTTCGCGTATATGTTGCACTATTCTATCGTATTCATCCTTTGTCATCGATGATGTCTTAGATAGTGTCTCGAAGAGAACCCTGACGCCCTTTAATTCTATATCCTCCTGATCCTTGAGAGAAACCTGCCCCATCTCCTTTCTGTATTCCTGGAGTCTCTTTTCGTAGTCCTCCTGGAGTTGGAACTGATGCTCAGTTTGTTCCTTTGTCTTTTCAAGTTCTAAATTATGCCATTCTTTTGACCCTTGCCCATACAATTTTTGTTGTGCTTCTATATAGCGTATGTCCTCCTGGAACAGAGCTTCATTCTTAACATCTTCGTTCTGATAAGCATCCTTATTGCCTTTATCATAATACTGTCGTTTAATAGCCTCCTGCATTTGCAGATGTTGAAGTTCATTATTCTGCTTGGCCAAATCATTCTGGTCCTCCTGGTATTCCTGGTCAGCTCTTGCCTTATCATCTAACAATTTCTTGTATTCGTTGGAGTCCTTGCCATAGATTTCCTTCAACTTGTCATAATAGTTGGTGGTTATGTTCTGTTTATCCTCAAGATAATCTGAGTATGTTGACGCACCAGTCCTATAACCTGTCATCGCTTCTGCCATCTCTGCAGAATATTCTGCTTTTGCGGCATTCACCGATTTCTTTAATTCTTCTTTTCTTTCTTTTTCTGCCTCTTTATCTGCAGTCTTTCGCTCTCGCTGGATATTTGTGCTTCCTTCTTTAGTATTTCTAGTCGGCTTTCCACCCTGTGGAGTTACAGTTTGGGTATCTTTTCCATTTCCGGTTTTTGTGTATTTCTTATTTAATTTTTCCTGTACACCCTTTTGTCGTTTAGCATAATTATCCAACCATCTGTTTTCATTGTCGAGGACCTGTTCTTGTTTCTTGATGTTATTAATTGCCGTTTCATGTACTTTTCTTTCATCGAGCTTTCGAGTTCTATAGGTATTTGCTTCACCGGTTACATATGTAAATCCACCCCAGGCATTGCCTGACATATAAGTTGCTTTTTGACTTTTGTACTTCTGAGGATGTATTTGCATCTCTGCATCAACGGCCTTAATGTTATTCTCCTTTCTGCTTTTCTTGAATTCCAACTCCATCTTTTGTTTGTTGATCTGTGTTTTCCGTTCATAGATGGCTTCTGCAACAGCAGCTGCATTCAATTCTGCAATATAGTTCTGAATTGCAACTACATTTTCATTATAGAGTTTACCTTCACTGCTGATGCTTGCATGGTAAGCCGGTACGATTTTCTGAAGTGCATTGATGGCAGAACGTCTTTCTCCGATTGAGTAGACGTTCGAATGTATTATTTTACTAAGTTCAGCTATTCGTGTCTTTTCTTCTGCCGTACTTTCTGCGACTGCATCATTGATTTTTTTCTGATCTTTTTGTACTGCTACCTGTGTCTGCCATGTTACCGTAGCTTCTTTTGCTGCCTCTTTTAAGCTGTTGTATTTCTTTATTAGTGAATATATGGCTACCCCAGCAGCCACTATAGCAGCTGCAAGCAACCCCCAGGGATTGGCCTTTGTCGCTGAGTTGAGAGCATTCTGAGCTGCAGTCATAGCTACAGTGTCTCTTTTTAGTGTTGCGACGGCCAGACGATAAAGATTTACTGCTATCGTCTTTGCATTGACCATCAATGTCTGTGTCTTGTCAAGCAGAGTTGATTTTGCTTGCCAAACCGTTCTGATTTTTTCCCAATTGACAGCTATTTTTGTAGCAACCGTATAGGCTCCTATGACCAGTGCCAATTTAGCGATAAGTCCTATGTTATTCCTTAGCCAGGGAGCGATTACGGAGAGCGCATGAACGAGAAGGCTTGCACCCGATATCGTGTATTTGACTACCGGCATCAGTTGTTCTCCGAGTTCTATGCTAAGGTCTTTAAAATGTTTTTTGGCTTTGTCGAGTTGTGCTTGTGCACTTTCATTAGACCGACGAAATTCATTCAGCACGGAATTGCCGGTGCTGTATGCATTATTCGCGATATTTTCTGCTTGGGTTATGTCTCCTAATTTGTTGGCCAATACACTCAGTACTTGTACTGAACGGCTACCTGAAAGTCCCATTTGATCAAACATAGGAGCTAATTTGTCAAAACCCCCAGTATTCTTCATTGTAGCGAAGAACTGAAGCAGTGCCTGGTTAGCATCTGTCTTTAACATGGATGTGAATTTCTTTACATCTATGCCGGCGAGTCTTGCGAATTTCCCGGGATCTTTGAACATGGCAGTTATGAGTTGATTAAGTGATGTGGCTGACACTTCTACATCCTGCATGTTCTGGTCCAGGACAGAACCGAAGGACATGATCTGTGGAATCGTTAGCCAGGCCTGTTTGCCGACTCCTGCCAATCGCGCAGCAAACTCAACGAGATATCCACCATTTGCAGAAGATGACTGAGACAATTCGTTAACTACCGAACCTGTCGCCAACATAGCTTTGCTGAGACCGTGCTTCTTGTCTTCTCCGAAAGCCATAGCCATCTTACCTATTTGACCGACGGCATCCGGACCAAGGTCATCTTTAAGAGCAACATTGATTTTGTCGGCGGCGTCCACAAAATCAAGTGCTCCTTTCTGTGTCTGTATGCCTAGACGTCCTGCTTCATCTGCGAGCTGGTTGAGTTGGTCTCTACCGGTTCTGGTATCCATTTTCTTGAATTGCTCGTTGAGTTGCTCGACTTCCTTTTTGGACAAATTGGTATATTTCGTTACATCTACCTCTTGTTCGTCCATTTCCGCATAGTCTTCTGCGCATTTCCGGATTGTCATAGTCAGCCCGGCAATGCTGCCTATTACTCCTGCTATTACTGTCTGGTATTTATTGAGTCCTTCCGAAACGCGGTTGAAGAGTGAGGGTTGGTTTTTTGTGGCAATATTCATTTTTTCCATCTCAGCACGACATGCACGTATTCTTTCTGCAAGTGCTTTATATTGTGTGGAATTTCTGTCTATATTGCCACTCCTCAATTCTTTGTTGAGCGCACGAACGGTCGACGATAATTCCTTGTAGCTGGCTGATGACAGATCTTTTACGCTGGTTGATAGACCGACTATGTATTTTTTTTGCTCGCGGATCTTGTAGTTGACACTATCAATATCTTTTTGCATGTCAGCAGCTAGCTTATGGTTCTGTGCAGAACGGGATGAATAGAGTGCTTTTTGCTGCTCCATCATCCTTTTCTGCTGATCTTCCAGCTGCTTCAACTCGTTTTGTGCCTGTTTCGAGTTAAGTTCTATTTCCGCTTTGAATCTTTCAGTGTTCCCTGCCATAATTATTTTTTGTAGGACTTATACAATCTTATTCCCGTGTAAGCAATCACTAGTATTATCATTACCAAGAACCATTTTCCCATTGCCATGTAGAATTTCTGCTTTTTAGTCAGTTCCTTAATTACCGGATACGGATACGGCTTGGGTATTGAGTCTCTTATAATGCTATCCCTGTACTGTATTGTGTTACCGGAACTTTTTCTACTCTGGATCTGTGACTCTTTTATAATCCAAGCCTTTTGCAACTTATCTAATTTGATGCCGAACTTAGCCATCATTGCAGAGTCTGCAATCTGGACTACTGTTTTTTGTCGGTCGATAAAGCTATCAGTCCTTAATATTGTGTCACGCTGATGGATGACTACTTCATGGGTCTTTGGTACGATTACAGATTTCGGAGTTGAGCATGATGACATGATTAGTAGACTCAACATAATCATTGCTATAATTGATCCCTTAATATAATTCTTCATAGCGGTTTGCCTCCCATTTCCTTCTTGTTATCAAGCCCTTTTGTACCTTTCCTGCTGCATATATCCAGCGCATGATTTGTCGCTGTATATCTTCGACCTTTGCTCCTTTTCGTATTTTCTTAAGTAGCGTTGATGACTTTAATTTTTTAATCCCCAGGTTAAAAGCAAAATCAACGAGAGCATCGAATTGTCCTTGTGTCTTAATTTGAGGTATTGTCCGGATGAACCCCTCTACTGGTAAAAGATCTTCTTGTAGCAGTTGTTCTGCCTCTTTTTTGCTTATTTTGTCACCTCTTCGTACTCCTTTCGTGTGGCCGTAACCTATAGTCCATACTCCTGCTATATCCTTATAGGCGGATGTCCGCAGTTCCTCACTTTGCCGGATGTGGTCCAGCAGCTTTCTTGATGCTTTTTTCATTTTCGTTGATATTTAAATATGATTTTAAATAGGGTATCTTTTCCACAAACTTGAATCTGAAGACGAAATATAGGAAACTGAAGATCATCCACGGTGTAGTTCCTTCTTTAAACATCTTGATCAAGTTCTTGAGAATGTTGGTGGTGTAAAAATAGATAATCACATAAGTAACGAAACTCACACATTGAAGTGCTCCCGCCTCTTCATGCTTGAATTTGCCGATTGCATAGATACTGGTACAGAATACGAAGAAAACAGTCGCTTCTCCTACACACCTGGCTGCTTTCTTAAGTTCGAATTCTTCTTTATTGGCTATCATCCCCGAAAGATAACCAGCCGTGAAATTTGCAAAGAAAATAAGGAAGAGAGACATTAGTTCTCCTTCCAGTGGTCGTAGATAGGCTAGTACTGCCAGTGCTATACCTATCAATGTGTTTTTTAATGCGTCTACCATCTTTTGTTTTTTCAACAAAGATAATGGGCGTGACTGTCTACTGAAAATACAAAAAAAGCCCTGATGCATAAGTGCATCAGGGCTTTCTGAAATTGCCTGTTATCAAGAGTTGTAAACTTTTACCCATGCCTTGGCTGTGTCTACGGCATACGTGCAGAAATTGTTGTATTCGTCATATTCAGATGAATCATCCTTATAGTCGCCATTGATTGCGTGCCTTTGTATTGCAAGTTCCTCGCTTGCTGTATATCTTGACCGGATGATTGCGTTAGCGACTTCTTTGTGGTCTGTCATGTCTGTGCATGGCATGACCGTTCCACCGTCTGGAAGAGCGCCGGTATAGCTGTATGCTGTATAAGTTTCCTGCTCACCATCTGTAATATCACTTTCCGGCTTGTAGTTCTCTACTGTCTTTTCATTCAGATACCCTACGATATGTTGATCGTCCCATCTGAGCATAGTCTTCTGTTTCTTGTAATAAGCTGTATTCATAATAATTGTATTTTTTATGACTACCGCAAAATTAGTTATCAGAGAAGAACTGTGAAAATACTATGTAAATTTGAAGAATGTCTGTCCTTTTGTTGTCTCGAATTGCTGAATAATAGTAGGGCAGGGTAAGTCCTCCTCCGAAAAATCGTGTTCTGCCTGGTCGATTAATATACGGCTTCCTGTATAGGCATAGTATTCTGCATCAATATTTGTGTCTTTGCCATCCTTGTCCTTTTTCTTCTTGCAGATGTAGACTTCATCTTGCGTCTCTTGGTCTATATAAGTCTTTATGATTTTTTTGAATCTTATTGTGAGAGCATCTTTTGCCTCTTCATGAACAACTTCCTGCATTTGTCCATTTCCATCTTTGATTTTTGTAGTTACCTTTTCTTTTTCGATCTTACTCTTAATGATCTTGTATTCTTGTAGTAAGATCTTGATAGGGGCTTTTTTTGTCTTTGAGTCCTTGCTGTAATTGCAGATACTTGAGAACTTTACTTTGTCCTCGGCATTTAGCCCTTCAAATGGACTCTGTACGCGCCTTCGGCGGATGATTTTTCCTAATGTTTTTTCCATTCCTAATTTCTTAAACAAATGTATACAATTTACATGTTTTGCATATCCTAATTGTGATGCTGCAGCTCTTCGGACAGATTCTTCATCAAGTCCTGCTTTCCAAAGCCTGTGTATCTTTCTTGCCAGTCGTTGCTTATTGGCCTTTCCAAGTAAAACCCTGTCGTGATAAAAGACGTATCCGCAAACCCTGATACCCGTCCATGTAGGTCGGACATTATAGTCTTTGTTAACAGTTACATGCCAATCTCTTGCTAGATGCATGATTGCCAGTTCCAGGATGATGTGTAGCACTGTCTTATCCTCATGACGGATAAGAATATTGTCAACAAACCGCATGTATTTTGGTATGCCTTCTGCGACATAAAGACGGAATTTTCTCGCAAGGTATGCTGGACCTTTAGATAATTCTTCATAATCTGTTTTCGTGGCAGTGACAATTCTTCCTTCAACATATTTTCGTGACCAATAAGCTAGTTTCTCCGGATCTTCGCTTATATTGAAAAAATTCATTGCGAGACGGTCGAAACGTGCAAGATATATCTGTCCAAGAATTTGACTTACTTTGATACCAAGTGGTATGCCTTGAAGGTAACTGTTGATGACTTTGTCAATGAGTCTTCTGAGTTTGCCTGGTTTAATTTTTCTGTTTAATTCCTGTTTCAGTATCTCATGGTCTATCAGGGGAAAATAATGATGCGCATCTATCGCTATGTAATACATATTTTCCTCTTGTCCTTCCTTGAAAAGTTCATTGCGCAGCATTCGCAGAAAGGCATGAGTTCCTAGCCCAGGCTTGACAGCTGGAGCACGGAATGTTGAAAAATCGTATAATTGCTTTTCGTACGGTCTTATTGCTGTTGCTTCGGTTACATGGTCTTCGATAGGTGCCTTAGCCAGTACTCGTGTTTTCTTTTCAAATATAGTCTTTTTCTTGTAGCCTTTAGGGGTCCATTGTTCGGTTATGATTCCATTTACTATTGCCTTTAGGTTATTGTCAAGATCAGCATCGAATTTCTCAACATAGTCTCTATTGTGTTTCTGTCTTGAGTAATTTTCGTATGCTGCTTGTGCATTTTCTAGGCTTTCATTTTCCCCGCGGTCTTTTATTCTTCTCATTTTGCGGGATGTTTTACTTTTGGTATTTTTCTAATCTCTGGATTTCTTGGAAGTCTGCAAATTCCTTCCGGTATGTATGAGTTTCGCTCCCCCTTCCGAAGGTGCTACTTGTCTCGATACCATCTCTCTATTTTTTTTGCCATTGGGCAAGGCTCATCTCCTTAGAAAATCTGTTGAGGAACGCGGACCAGTTCGCATTGCTATCACCGACACCATTGTTGCCATTGGCGTACAGAGAGCCGGCATTGCCACCATTGTTAGCGTTGCCAACTAGAATGACACCGCGAAGACCGCTTATGGAGATTCCACCCGTTCCGCATTTTTGCGGATATGCAAAGATATAATTATTTCTGAAAAAGACAAAAATAAAAACGTCTTATTTTGTGCAAAATGCCCAAATTTGGGTAAGACACATAAAATAAGACGTATTATGCAAATACTTTATCGCCTTCGGCTCCCCGACGTTTATCGTCGGGGAGCCGAAGGCGCTTCGCGCCGGGTCCCTTTGTTTACTGGTGTTCTTGCATCCTCGAATACATGTTTACTTGTTTACTCCGTCCATATCGGGGTCGTATCGAACGCTTCTGTGAACTCGCAGAGGAACGCGGACCAGCCCGCATTGCTATCACCGACACCATAGTCGCCATCGGCGCACAGAGAGCCGGCACTGCCACCATCGCCAGCGCTGCCAACTAGAATGACACCGCGAAGACCGCTAGTAGCAGCAGGATTATAATATCCGTCAGCATAGTATGTACTATCACTGCCACCTGCCTCTTTCGGCCAAAATGTTAAGTGATCAAAATTATATGATTTAGGATATTGCCATCCACCATCCGTAATTAGGCTCTTGCTGTGTACAATATGTCCGGAGATAGAATTCAAATCAAAGATTTTCCTTCCGACACTATCGTCTATGTATAAAGTCTGACTTTTGTCCGGATTGCATTGCAACAATTCGTCCTCACTCATACACCACATATACTTGTAGTTGTTTTTCAAACCGAAAAAATTGGGGATTCCGCTCACGGCGATACTCTTGGCCGTACCAGTTTGATTTGTCGTGTCTCCAGTATAATTCCCCGTCTCGAGAGCATCACCATCTTCTACAAGCGCATTGAGTGGTAAATATCCGTTATCCCATGGTGCAGTGTCACTGTAGCCGGCGCCAAGTCCGCCCTGGTGAAGCCCATCAACTGTTAATTTGTTATTATATCCGGCTTGTATGTTCGTGTTGTGGAAAATTATACGCATTAGTACACCTGTGATAAAATGCATTACACGCTCATTTGCGAACCACAAATCACCGTTCTTATGAGCGGCTTTCTGCAGATCGACAATAGACTTACTGAAAACAGGTATGGTATTTGTTCCGACACTTTTCAATGCACCGGTCCCTGCGTCATAAACTGCATAACCGGCAGCACTTCGTGACCCTACCGGTATGCGATAGTTCCAGTGTCCTTTAATCGGACTAAGTGCAATTGCTTCATAGACGTATGTGTCATCCTCCCAAGTTGAATAGTAGAACGGTACGTTCCATCCCCACTGGTAGTGTCCTTGAGTTCCGTCCAAATTACAGTCTTCTCCGGATGCAAATCTTTTGTGTGTCGCGGTTGCTAATTTCCTGCGCGTATGATCATTTTGTACGAGGTAACCACCGAGACCAAGCGCACTTGGAAGACTGGCGATAAAGCCAAAGTCTCCGAATGGTATACCTTCCGGATTAGCATTTCCCTTCTGCCTTTTGAAGCCTGCTATCGGATTATTGCCTCCGAGCATACTGTATGGAACATATCCCAGTTTGTTAGCACTTTTGTCATAACCAAGTAGACCTGTTGAACTGCTTACATTAGTGAAGTCCTCAATTTTGTCTATACGATTTATTTTACTTTCATCCATATTTTGTCTGTTTTTTATTGTTCATCTTCTGCTCTTAAATATCCGTTAGCATCTATATAAGCATATCTTGTGCTGCCGTTTCCATCTACCATGGCCAAGCTCTTATTTGAATTTTTCCTGCCGACAGGAATAAATACCACACCGTTTTTGCTTAAATCTGTTATGTTGCATCCTAATATCTCAACGCCAGTATCTGCAGCAATTTGAACAAATTCTCCTCCTGAGGTACTGAATTCTAATCCTTTATCATTGACTATGAATTTCCAACCGTTAAATCCATACAGTTCGAATTTTCCGTTAACAGGATCAATTATTCCAGTATACTTTAATTGATTCTTTTGCTCATTTTGATCGCAGTGAAGTTCTATAATTGGTTCCCCATACTCATTTTTCTTAATTTCGATGTAATTGAATTTGTCTCCTATTTTGAATTCTCCTTGTAATTTTGCATTTTTACAATAGAGTATACCCTTCAGGAAATCAAGGAATAGATTGGGGACAAATTTTGATTCATCAGTTGGATTTGTGGAGTCGAATTCCTTGTATGCTTGATCTTTATCTCCACTAGTATCATTTATTTCCTCGCCATTTAAAGTTCCGAACTGAGAGAACATGTAGTTTCCCGAGAAAACCGCTGCAGCCAACTTCCCCATTTCCATCATTGCGATTTTAGCGAAAACCCATTCTGTCTTGTCAGCTAAGTGCCATTCTTTGCTTTCTGCAGTCGGCTCTATGCCTTTGCATTCTTCATTGACGACCGTCAAATACCAGTAACCGTTTTTCCATATTACATATGGACATGTTGACTCTGTCCTTATATATGTAGTATCTTTATCCCATACCCCTGCAGGATAAGGAAGCGGACCGGTTTCGCCTTTAGCTCCATCCTTTGGCGCAGGAATGAACTCCTTTATTTTGCTTATCTTAGTCATTATTTCTTTGCTTCAATTCTTACTTTGATTCCTTTATATTTGAGGATATTGTCATAGTTGATCTGTGTCTGGTCAAGATCTTCAATGACACTGCCATCTCCTGCAATCAAGGTATATGTAATTGTCCATGTGTCGGTGTCCGGTTTACCTGTGCTCCTGTCGTACACAACAGGATTGAAAGTGACCTTTTCACCTTCCCGAACGCTGTCTCCGGCGACTGAGCATCCATCGTCTATATAATAGGGGTCATGTATATCCGTTACATTGAACACCTTCAAGTAGTCATTGTTATTGTAATGGGCTTTGGATCTGAATATTTCCATGCCCTCGACAGCAGAATTTTCAATTCTTATTGTATTGCCGTTTATGGTAATACCCGGATCACCGGATCTCAGATCTTCCCAAACTTTGTTGACGAGATGTTGCCAAGTGTATTCTACTCCGCTCTTTACACTTTCTCCAGCTCTCTGCAGATTTGCAGTCCAATCAATCCAGTCATTGTCGTTACTTAATACATTGTCCCCTGTACCGTCAGCACCTTCTGCATTCAGCAGGATATCATAGATGTCTCCGATTGCTGCCTGTATTGGGATGAGCTGTGAGCAAACAAATGTCCGCCCTCGCCATGTGCTTTTGTAATAGATGTACTTGTCTGTATAATCGTTCTTGTTGGCCAGGTTGCCGATGATCTTCAGACATGGGAAAGTTTTGCCGTTGCTCTCTATTGTACCTATTGCAAAAAGAGTTGCATATTCCGGCTTCACTTTGCCGTCACTTCCGATAATACCTGCATTGTCACCTATGTTATTGTAATACCATTGTTGTCCTTGGGACTCTGGTACGATGTAATCACCAGCCTTGGAGGAATAAGCCTGAGGATATATTGTTCCTGGATGTTTGGTAAAGTCAGTGCTGACCACGCCTCCTTCACCATCATTTAATGACGGATTCCAATATTGTTGGAGTCCGTATCCTTTGTCAATACTTACGCCCATTCCTGGAGTAAGAGTATCGCCATCTTCGAAGGCGTATAAATTGTGTATTCCTGCTATTGATGTCATAATTATAATGTTGCTATGAATTTTCTTGCTTCGTCCGAACTTACTTCCTTGATAGTTTTTTTGTCGGTATCGGACATTGTCGACAAATACGGAATGATTTCACCTGCCCCCACCAGGTAGCCTTTGTCTTGATTACCTTTGCGGAAGCTTGTTAGGTTCAGCTTGTGTGCCAGGTCGCTGCTAATGATATAATATTTCATATTTAGTCCTCTTCTATTTCTGATGTCGGAAGTTGTGCTGCAATTACACCATTGTCTGGCATCGTGAGGATGTGCCCGTTCTGGTCTGCTAAAGGAAGGAAGGCGCTCAGTTCGCGTGCGCAGATGCCTATGACATGTTTTTCTTGTACCATTTGTTGCCGGGTGACCGTAGCTTCCGTTCCTTCGCCCACACAGTTCCATTTGTCACTACCACGGTAATAGAGTCGTATGTCGAAGTATTTCTGTGGATTCGGTATATTACCTCCGCTGCGATTTGTAATTGTCGCAGCGATTTTTGCTTCTGTAGTATCTGCAAATATATATTTGCCCGACTCGAACTCTACGTCAGGCCACCATTGACCGTACCATCTCCTGAATAGGAAAAATTTCGTCAGTGATTTTTGTGGTACCTCATTCGGATATGCTGTTTCTTTAAGGTATAGATGTTGAATGTACAGCTGCCGAATCACAATATTCTTTGTATCCTTTCCTTCAGAGTACCATAATTCGTCGCCTGTTATATCTTGCCAAGTTTTGTCTGTTTCGTCATACCATTGCCAATGATAGGTTGTAGTATTATCAGGCATGGCCAAGTCAGCATTCATGAGTTGTGTTTGTATGGGAAATTCCCCCAGGTCTTTAAGCGGATAGAGATCTGTCTTGGAATCTTTATCTACTCTGAGTACCAGGTTATATTCCGTTTCTGCGACTATGTTCAGGAATTTTTCCCATGTGAACTTGTGGACTTCCATTCTCCTCCGGTCGAGATATTCTCCATAAAAGAGAACATGGCCGATTTCACTTGTCTCCAGGTTCCTGTTTATTTTTATCGACTTTGTCGCTGAGTCGACGGAATAGTCTGTGCCCACAGTCATGGGCGCCCATTCATTGTTTCTGAAGATCTCTGCCGTCCATTTGACGTTCGTCATGTCTGCTGTATGATTGCCGTCGATGATCGTATGGTCCGGGTCAGTGACCTCAAGATCCGGCTGTAGTACGTATGGCAATAGTGATCTGTCAGGTACCCATTCATTTGTCAGAGTATTGAATTTCTGAGTTGAAGATCCTCCTTGCTCTATCATTTGGAAAGAGAAGGAGAGTGCCTTATGTATGATTTGGCCGCTGTTAGTCTGAATTTTCATTACATGTTAATATTATAGTTTTTCGTAATTGTTCCCGTGCCGTCCGGAAAAGTTACGGTACACTTGAAGCTTACTTTTGTGTCTGTCCCCCAATCTCCTTGTATATCCTTCTTGCTGTCGATGGAGAGTGTCAGACCATCCGTACCAGCCTTGTGCTGTATATTCCATGCAGAGTCGCTGCTTGTTGTAGTTCCATTGGTCAGTCTCTCCCAATATATATTGTCCTTGCCAATCTCTGCTTCACTGATATTCATTTCAGCCTGCCAAACTGAAGCAATTAGATCAGTTGTCCAATAACTGCCTGCAGCAAAGAAATCTCCTTTGGAGGACAATATATTCATCTGAAGATTCTTTCCGCCTATCAGGACGGCCCAATCGGTATTGTTCCATCGTGGCTCCGAATTGGTGCAGGTTACGGTGCATTGCCAAAGGCAACCGCCCCACCAGACTCTGTCCTGGTAATATCCCTTGGCCGTGCTGTCATATCCTCGGATGTATGTTGTGCTATTATTCCATGTGCCACGGTCACGTGGGGTATATTCCGGATTGCCCTGGTAGTCTATGCGTATAAGATCTTGGACAATGAGTCCCTGCGCGTATAGATATGGGCGCTTATTTGATATCGGAAGATCTTTAAGAATGCCTATGTCCGGAGGTAGACCGATGAACGCTGCATAATTGGTGTCATCAAGTTTAGGCGCACTTACACCTTGAAGAAATAAGAAGCGTCCTTCTTCTGAACTGATATAAAAACTGTTTTGGCGTGTAGTGTCACGGTCATTTCCCCAGCGTATACACCGTGCTGCTGCAACTGGTGCGTAATTCTTTCCGCCTGGCACATTATCATCAGGATATATCGTTACGTCTGCCGTATTGGCTGCTGCATCGCAACTGTCAACTCTTGTCCATGAGCTGTAATAACTCTTTGCTGTATCGAGGCGGTTGATCTTGCAGAGCAGGATATCACCGGCATGCAAGGTTACATGATCTTCATCATATTCTTGGCGAAAATGCAATCTGTATGCATTTTCGTTGATATGCTCGACGGTTTCGATTATTTCACGATCGGTAAAATACGTGTCGCCCTCCAACACGTTTTGATGGTTAAATACAAGCTCTTGGAATACTGCAGATCCGTTGACTTGCATGCTACCACAAACTATAGAACCGTCAGGATTCAGTTTGATATCTTCGGATTCTCCTATGACAGCCCCGGCTATCAATGATAGCAGATGCCTTGTTACATCGTCTTTATCCTTACGGATGAAAGGGGTGCTGTCATCTGTAAGGTAGTGCAATATCATCAGCATCGCCGTGCCGATACGTGTTGCAGTATTAGCCTGTTCCCTTCTTTCGTCCCGGATTTGTTCGAGATAACTGATGATATCGTCTATTTTCATTCCTGTACCGTTTCTTGCAAAATTATATTTCCCGATGATGATCTGAAAATACTTGTCATGAGTTTTTGAGAAGTGAGATTCTTGGCCAACAACCCTTTCTTCACATATTTCTTAGTTTGTTATTTTCATCTTTCACGCTTGCGAACAGGTCACTGACGACGTTGCTCAATGTCCCCATATAGGCATTTCCATATAAGTCACGTTCAACTTCTCCAAGTACATAGATACTCCGTAAGTATTTCTTTGAGAACCAGTCCCTCTTTTTACGTGGTTTGCCGGACGTGATATGCTTAGTCGACCACTTCGGACCTCTAGTCCTGGGTTTGTCGAGATGCCGTGCCTTGCGCATGCTGGGATCCATGATATCCAGATTCCCGTTGTTGTTTTTATAATATCCGTTCCCGACTCCTGCGGCTTGATAGATACCATATTTCATGAATTCATGTGCGATTGTTATCTGCTCACTGCCACTGATGCTATGTGTTATATTGCGGTACAGCTGCATCGTATCAACAATGCCTAATTTCATAATCTGCTCTCGCCAGATCGTTATCATCATTGTTGCCCAATCACGTTCCCATAGCCTGATATCGTTTTCGGAAACAGGGCGTTTAATTTGTCTCTTCCCACTCATCTTGATTGTATGTCAGATCTACCGGTTCTTTCGTGTACAAGGTAAAGAACAATCCGGTCATGCCACTCAGGTAGTATCTGCCCAGTTCTTGCTTGGGAATGGATCTTGTTTCGAATTGTCCATAGTCTTTCTTGTAAGTGTATTTATCCTTAATGATTTTGCTGACGAATTGCTTGAATATCGTTCTGCATAGATCCAATTGTTTCTGCCGGTCATCCATGTCCGGATATTCATATGAGGATAGTATCATGACAGTGAATGCACGTCCATTAGTGAAACCGTATGTGCCGTCTTCACTTGTCAGGTTTTCTGCATTTGTGTCAGAGATAGCGATGAAACGATCGTTGTCCTCATACTCATTGAGGAGTCCTTCCAGATTGTCGGGATTACTGATGGTTACTGGAATGAAACCTTCCGCCTTGCAAAGTTTGTTGCACTTTGTCATTTTCGTAAAATAATCGATAGCATCGAACATAGTCCTATTTCTTCTTTAATTTTTCGATTTCCTCCGCCTCCATTGCCTGTGCGTCTAACTCAGTTAAGGCACGAAGAGTAGGGGTGTTGTTCAATATTTCATTTTCCTTTGTTACGTCGCCTTTTGTCAACAGTCTTATTTGTGAATCCATTACTTCCCTTTGGCTCGTACGATCCGTATAGTTCTCATCGCTTGGCTTCAGAAAATGGGGGAACATCTTTCCGTAACTGTATTTGACAGCTCCCCACCAAAGTATTGTCGCAACATGGTCAAATCGTGTGTATGCCCTCATTTTCTCTCCTTCTGGTACCCGGTAGAGAATATTTATCATCTTATTGATGTTCTCAAAGTTATGGCCTCCTATCCAACCTTGGAAATAATTTTCAACGGTGAGGTATTCACCGAATGTGAGTCCGCGCAACATGAAGTCGACTGCATGATAGCCGTGCATGACTTCCAGGCGTTGTGACATCAATTCCGGATGTGCTATCCAATTGATTTGGCGCAGCATCCATGGAAGCAACTCAATATCAACTAAAAACGTTTTACCTGTCGATTTCTGATGGCAGAGTATGCCGTCGCTTTGCTCGCCGTCAACGACCACATCCATGAAGTGGAAGAGGGCAGCGGTCCGGATATGGCTTATAGCGTCATCCTGTGAATCATACAGAGAGAATAGCCGGATTACATATCTGAGTTGCTCCTGTGTCAGTTGTCCCCATCCTTCAGGAACGGAGAACGACATTTTCTTAGATAAAAAAGAAGGTCGAGTCTTGCTGCTTGTTTTCATAGTGTTCACCGTGAAGTTGGATATAGAGATCGGACTTTTCGTAGTCTGGGAATTCAGTAATATTCTTTTCCATATATTCCCTGATCATATATCTCGAATCTCGGATGCCTGCCAACATCTGACCGTCCTTATTGGAGATGCATGAGGAAATGAACTTCAGGCATAATCTGAAGACATACTCATCGGCATCTGTCATGCTGGCATGACGAATGCGGTCAAGAAGAGCATCGTAATATTCCGGGCTGATATCACGCCTTAGTTGTACTTCTGCAGTATGCCTTCTTTGAAGGACATATCTCCAGTTGTCCATCTTTGATTTCTGCGGATCTTCCGGACCGAATGTATCAAGGAACCTTGGATCATAATAAAGACTGTTGATAGCTTGCCTGGCCGTCTTGGTGTCTCCCCATCCGCTTTTGCTTGGTAGAAGTGCAAACAGGTCACTGATAGTAAGAAGCCATTCCCATCTTAACTGGTCTGTCAGAGATTGGATACGTTGCTGCGAAGCTGGGGCCGTGTCCTGCGTGCTGACAATACCGAACCCCGTACCTGTCAACACCAGGTCGAGCGACGGTATGGCGACAAGAAATGCGCCGACACATATAAATCTGATTACGACATCCTTATAATCGTCCGTGTCCATAAGTGTCTCGAAATCATTCCCGAAGAAGGAATTTTTCAGATACTTGTACTCCCATTGAAAATAAGGCTCCATCCTTTTGAATACAGATGTATTGCGTTCAGGTGATTTAGCAGCCGGTACATTCTTCTCGAATACTTCCTTGGTGATTTCTTGCGTTATATCCATAGTCACTATTCTTTTTGATCATTAGTCTGTTTTTCATTGCTCATGCTGATTTCTTTCGCATCTGTGTTCTTATCCAGTGTAGTAAGCAGGATAAGGGGCACGTCCGGATAAACTTTATCTTCCCATTCGTTAAATGCGATGACACAGTTATGTACATTCATGAGCATATCGTGTGTCATGGTTTCCAGGGACTGCTTCATTGTGAAGAGCTCGCGCTTATCACTTCCGGAATTGTTCATCTGTGATTTTCCTGGTGACGCACCTGCTAGGTTAGGGTGGATATTGTCATCATAGCAAAGGACATTGCTCGCCTCTGCGATGTCATCATTATACTCGTTGCCTGCCTTGCTGGTATCTATCACATTGATCTTCAAGTTATGCTTTTCCTTGCCGTCTACAAGTGCCTGAAATTCACTCCAGACAAGTTTGTCAGAATTCGAATTACCGGAAAGACAGTCTTTGATCCCTTCCAGGAACTCTTTCTTCATCTGTGAAAATTCCTTGGTATCTTTGCTGATGCCAAGGGATCGAGCACGTGTCATCCAAAAATCTTGATTGATTTCCAGATGATAGCGGATGCTCTGACCATTCTTGATTTTTGCTCTCTTGGTAGCTGTAAGCAGACTATAGATATCATACCAGCCGTCACGGAAGCAGCCTGTCCAATAGGGGGTAGGGTATAGACGACAATTAGGTACCGGTATTCTGCTTACGATGGCATATTTACGATTGGATTTCTTGTCAGGTCCGAAGATACCCAACTCATCCTTCTCTTTGCCGGTTCTTGCAAACAGATCGCCTATTGGGTCGTCTTCATCCAGAACCGGTATGACTTCTATGTTGTCCGGACTATTGTTGTCTTCCCAGTCAGCGAAGAATACATGCCCGATCTTACCCATATCGTCAGGGAGTTCAAAGCGTATATGACAGGCGTCTTTGTGTACGAGTTTGACGATTCTCTGCCGGTCACGACTGAGGATGACTACAGCCACGGAAAAGGCATAATACTTCATGTCAACAATCTGTTCTGCAAAGAATTTCTTCAGATTATTTCTGATGATCCACTTGCGTATTTCTTTGTCTTGGGTCGGTTTCGGCTTTTCATCGCCGATGGTCTTCAAGTCCATATACTCCAGTCCTCTTCCATAGCAGGTGATGAGATTGAAGTATTTGTTCTGCAGCATGACCGAGTTTTTCTCTACCAGTTTATCCAGTTTGTATGGTAGTTGGTTATCGCTGCCATAGTTGACGACGGTATACTTCTGATTGTTTATGTTCTGTTCAGTCGTGTACAGTTTTTCCTGTTCGCTGTACACATTGCTGCTCGATACAGCTCCCGAAATTCTGTCGTATGGTATTTCTACAAAATAGTCGTTCATTTTTTTGAAAATTAAATGTATATGGGATGTCCATTCACCGAGAATAACAGTACGTCGCATATTTTCCGCGTCTGTCCACTGACAGGGTTACGATAGTTATGCGTTCCGCCTTTCCACCAACCGCTTTTCACTTCCCATCCTTTCAGATTCAGCTTCTCCCCCTCTTTGGTAAGGGCCAGTATATTGACTTCCTCATGTGTTTTCGCACATTCATCCAGGAAGAGCTGCATATCTTTGAGCCTTATAGGCTCCAGTATTTTGTTCGCCATATTGATTAATTGAAAGTATAATCGAAGGTGCTGTCGAATATCCTGAGTTTTTCTGCATCCATCACATTGTGTTGCTTCTGGGCATACCCCCACGTAAATTCGAATACGGGTAAGTTGTCATCTTCGTTGCTGATCTCACTCTTAGAGTCCGTGATCACTATTTCTTTTCCCATCTTGCCACCAGTATAGAGATAGACATGCTGTGAGCGGAACAGGTCGTCCGCCCAGTCTGCCATGGCCTCATTAAGCCAACCGGTCAGTGCCTTGAACTGTCTGTCTTCCTCGATATTATAGTTTCTCCTGAGTCCGCCGATGACAGCCGTTGATCGGGTATATTTACTGTCTTTTGAGTGTGTGCCGGTACAATAGAGGTATTCCCAGCACCCGAAACTGTTCAGGAATACAAGGGCAGGGGCAGGAGGTATCTGGTCTTCAATGACACGATAACTCTGCGTGCGCTCACCGGCAGTGCATACATACGATGTCAGCACATAATCACTTGTGCCTCCGACTAAATCAAAAATATTCTTGGGACTTACGTTGTAGTCATAGACCATTCCTGATGTATTGGCCGGCGTAAGTGTGCCATTCAACTCCTGGAAGGTGTTGTCTGTGATGTTATGCAATGTTGCCGTAACGGCGAGCGTAGAAGCATCATAAGCAGACAGGCATTCAGTCCGGATCATTGAGGTCAGTTTTTCTCCTTCCAGTATAGTCAGGAAGTGATGTGAGCAAAACCATTCGGCCGACACTTGAGGATCGACAGCTGCGAACAGGATGGTACCTATATCAATTGCACTGTTTTTGATAGTTTCCGAGTAATCGGGTGCGGTCACATCTTTGCCATTGCCTATATGCTCCGAAACACTTATCTGCATTGTCACCGATCCGTATTTCCTCACCCACGGTTCAACGAGGTCTCCTATCTGTGACAGTGTCACATTGCCGTCTTCATCAGGATAATAGGTCTCTGACAGTAGAACTTCCGTAGTGGTGCCATGTGTTATGTCCACCACCAGGTCTACCATTTCTGCATCAGTCTTCAGTACGAGGTCATCAATGGTACTACTGAAGCTGAGATTTGTTGGTTGTTTTATGATTGTTGCCATTGCGATCTTTTTCTATGGCAAAGATAATTCAAGATATTTTTTTTGAAAATACAAAAGGCGCATCCACCATTCAGTGAACGCGCCCTGCATAACTCATTTGTTCAATGGATCATTCAATGACCCAAACCATACGGTCATCATCTCTCTCCAGATGATAGCCATGGTCTTTCATATATCTGAACACCTGCTCGATTTTAAGATCGATTGTGTCTCGCAGATTATCGACAATATCTTGTGATGTCCATCTTCCACTGTCTTTGTTGTGGGCGAAATAATCATTGAGTACTGTTACATACTCAGCTTCTCTTCTTTCTATTTTTTCGCCATCTTCGGGCATTTGTACGAAACCTTTTATATGCTTAACCATGATTTTTCCTTTTTTTGATGTTTTCAAGTTCTTCCAATTCTTTCTTTGCCTCTTTCAGCTCTCGATCACGCTGTGCTAGAAGTTTAAGTAAATCCTCTCGGCATTTCTCATACGTTTGTCCATTCCAAAGTTCTGATGGACGAATTATAATTCTCCTAACATCAATGAGATCAAGAGTGAGTAAAATGTTTTCCGGATGATAGGCTTGATAAATCGAGATCCGGTATTCCGCTCCATCCTCAGTGATACCAGTATTATCAAAGTGTACTTCCAAAGGTTTATTCTCGTACTCAAGATCGGCACATCTGACTCTGAGATCCTCTAGCAATTTAAGCAGAGACTCTTTGTCCAGCACAGACAAGGCATATTCTTTTGCATACGCTTGTATTGCACGTAATTTCTCATTGGGACAACGATACATCTGATTATCTTTTACGAAATACCAACTTTTCATTTTTTGCCTCCTTCTTTGTCCTCATGATTCAGTCCATATTCGTAATGCTCTATGCGTTGTACTAAAGTGAAATCCATCGTCAATATAAGGTTGTCAGGTCTTTCCTTTTGTGAGATCTCCAATCTGTAGGCCTTTCCGTTATTGACAGTAGTTTCCGTCCATGAGACTATGAAGGGGATCGTGCGTGGATTTTCTTCATCCATCGTCTTACACAATTCTTTTACTGTGTCAAAAAAAGCCATCATGGATTTTTCATCAAAGAGGACATTAATGTATTTATCCGCAAATTTCTGAATTTTCCTTCCTTTTGCGTTTACGTTCTGATAAAATTGATTACCAGATTGAAAATACCAGATGATTTTCATTGTTTGCCTCCTTTCTGACTGCGAAGACGATAGACGATCCATGCAGAAATTACCCCGGAAACACATGCTGCCAATGGTGCATGCATCACAGTAACAGCAGCGATAACCAACAAAAGGGGTAGAATGATTCCGATGCGGATAGCCATAAGCCACGATACCGGATATCCAGCTATACGGCTATAGATATCTGATCTTGAGTTAAGCCAAGTCTTAACAGATTTTTTCGCATAAGAGATTTTCTCTGAAAGCAGAGATGGAGCATGCGAATACTCCTCGAACGGAATTGATTTTTGATTTTCCATATTGCACTGTTTGTAAGCATATACTGGGAACCGCCCAGTGCGGAGACAATAGAAAGCGGTTGCACACCCCGCTGCTTACAAACAGTGACTTCACCCGAAGGCTAATCAAGTTTACGAGATGGCAACCGCCAATATTTGAACTAAAGGGCATAAAAAAAGCCCATTTAATCTAATGGACAATAACTGGTGTCCTCCAGGGTGAATAAATTCACTGTTTGTAAGCAGAAGCAAAGATAGGAACTATTTTTGAAACTGCAAAGAAAAAGGCGAGAAAAATTCTCGCCTTCATGGAATTACCAATTATCTTTCTCCTGATTATGTATGAAAGTCCGCAGTTCTTTGAGGAAGGGAAAAGATAGAATAAATATGATTTTCCGCATAATACTACTTATTTTATATTAAATTCATTCATAATACTAATAAGCTCGCTTTCTTCTATTATACGAATTTCATATCCCTGATCTTTCAATTCTTTTATTTTTTTCATTTTTGAAGGACCTGCTTTCTCACCAACTATAACAATATTTGTTTTCTTTGAAATAGAAGTATTTATGTCAGCCCCATATGATTTAAGCTTTTCGCTAATTTCTTCACGATTAGGAAAGTTTATTAAATTACCTGTAAGGACGACCTTCTTCTCAAAGAATGGCGTGTCTTTGTTTTCTACATCTTTTGGATTCAACGGCTGTTTAGTTTCGCCGCTAATCTTCTTATTAGTAAAATTTTCTTCTTTTATAACAGGGTTAAGAGTAGGGTATATGATGACACCATTTGATTTCAAAACCATTTCCGCACAAGCCGTTGCATCGCATAGTGCATCATGATGATGCTCTAAATCGATGCCCATCATCTCACAACTTTCATTAAGACTTTTATGAATAATCAGCATAGTGTCAAAGCTTCCCATTATTTCAAGAGGAATATTGTAGTAATTTGCCACTTTTTGAAGTACATCTAAATCAAAGGATGTATTATGTGCAACAATAAATTTTTCCGAAATGAAATTTTCTATGCTTGGCCACAATTCTTTAAAGGTCGGTGCATTTTCAACCATTTCGTTTGAAATTCCATTGACATTAATGTTATTTATTTTTCTATCGTCCGGTATTGGTTTAATGAGTGAATAAAATTTTTGTACGATGGTGTTGTCTTCAACTCTGACTAAACCGATTGCACATGCACTTGTTCTCTCCGGAGTCATGGTCTCAAAATCAAGTGCTGTAAAATCACCTTTTAATAAACTTCCTGTTTCCATAATATATTAAATTAGATATTAGTCTAGGTTTTTATTATACAAAGATAGCAAATTTAAGGAATTTAAAATCTGTTTTTCACGAACAAGCCTCCGATATTCCGTTTATCGGAGGCTTTACTTTATAATCTAATCCTTATCTTCCCTCAAAGTAAGACCTTCTGTTTTCTCCGAATCATTCGTTATCTTTTTTTCCAAAAGATAATTAATTACGTTCTGTCCACTACCTTTAGTTATATAATATGTACCATTAACAAACCATCCTCTTTTCCCCATGTAATCCAGGACTTCCATCATGGTATTGAATTTGATCTTCTTTCCTGATTCATCAAACAAGCTTTGATCCTCTTTAGCCTCTGAATCTCCAAGATCTAATTTTACTTTAACCTTTCCAAAGCCCCAAAAATTATATCCGGAAACTGTACAATAGGCAGGGTATTTGCCGTCTTCAGTTTTCACTACACTTTGAGCCTCCATTGAGATACTCATCAAAAACATTACTAAAACAAATAAGATTTTCTTCATAAGAATTTTTGTTAAATTAGACTATTGTTAGTGCAAAGGTAGATAATAATTATATAATATCTGTCAGTTGGACACAAAAAAACTCCGATACATGTGTATCGGAGGCTGTCAATTCAACGCAGCTCCATAAATACTCTTATTGCTTTTTATTTTAATTATTTATTGGTTTAAAGGACCAATAATCATAAATAAAGAAGCCTATATTTGTGTAAAAATTCAGCTTTGGAATTGATGGATCACTCCAAAATGTAGATTTTTCTCCTTCAAAATATTCAATCAATAGTTTTGCAAATTGTTTAGCAGCATACTCAGCAAGGACCTTACTATAGAAGCTAAAATGAGTGTCAGGATTTATGTTCTCTATCGTATCTACATCCAATTGACCGTTTGGTACATTCAATTGACCGTTTGAAGTTTGTTTTTTCTTGTAATATTCATACTCGTGGGCATAACTAAGTTCTGAGAGTGGGTTAACAATTCTTTCCCAATCTTAACCTTTTGAGCAGTATAACTTAAATCAAATGTGTAAAGGTCAAAATCTGAATACATTTTTCGAATTTCCTTAACACAATCATAAGATAGTATCCATTGAAACTTCGATGTTGACCTAAGATAATCGGCTAAGATCCGATGATCACTATGTTCATAGTAATCCAAATATAATGATTTCCCCTTTTCATAATATGGAGGGTCCAAGTAAACAAATAGATTCTTACCTTTTAGGTCTTTTAGAAATTTAATAGCATCCTTATTTGTTACAACAATATGGGATTTTTTCTTTCCTATATCTTCTACACGCTTTGCCAAATCCTCTTTGTTAAAGCGACAATCAATCTTATAAGTAGCTTTATCTTGCTGCCCCTGTGAAGAACCGCCGATAGGTCCTGCGTTCAGAATACCAGAACGATTTGTACGAGAAAGAAAGAAAGTTGCAAAAGCAAGTTCAAAACTTGGAGTTCTACGATCTTTAACAATAGCATGCATTTTTTTCCATTCTTCAAGAGTTACATCACAATCTAGTATAGCATCAATAAATTGCTGATTTTCCTCCTTAACATACTTCCAAAAAGAATAAATAGATACACTTGAATCATTTATTAGTATTCGACTAACATAGCCACCAAGTAAAAGATTAATTGCAGCACCAGCGCCCCCAGCATAAGGTTCCGCATAAGTAATGTCGCTCATATCATTGGTCTTAAAAAGATCAATGAAAAAAGGCGTCATCAACGACTTACCTCCAGGATATCTAAGTGGTGTTCTACTTGCCATACAAGTCATTAAGAATCTACCTTACAAAGATACTAACAATTTTGTAAGTATACAATTTTTCTATTGTTTTTTAGATATGTCGACGTGATATATTTTGTGTGAATTGTAAAATAATTTAAAATAGAACATTGATCACATTTTGAAGTGAAATTATATGTTCAATTTTCTTACTTTTTCTTTAGAAAATCATCCGAAGCTTCTTGCTTGAGATACACCTAATTTTTTTCTTAACTCCGTAAGTTCGTATTAGCCGATTGATAAAAAGTCGGTATTTGTTGTCGGAACAGAGTGAACGCCGGCTTTTTTATAATCCACTGTAAATCAGCGGATTTTTACTTTCCGTCGCTTTTTTAAAAGCGACTTTGACCAAAAGGACCCCGCACCGCCCTACGCCTTAAAGGCAATTACATCTTGCTCGTGCAACGGTATATGTAATTGATTTTTCATGCGATTACGGCAAAATGTGCATTTTGCCACATCATTAGCGGTAATGGTAAGGCTAAGTGTAATTGGCGGTCAATGCTATTATCTATAATGACATATCGGTAATTACACTTAGGCTTGGGTGAGTATATAATTAGAGATGACGTGTCTCTGCTTGGCTACTCAGATAAAATAATAAAGGGCAACCAATGTTTATGGCTGCCCTCCTGGAATCTCTTATAAACTTACACGTCATGTCATACTATACCTGCATCACCACCTCCTGAGTATGATGGCCGTGGTCCTGTTTCTACACCGATACAAAGCGTGTCGAATGCATCACTGCCATCCGTCCTTCCTTCAAGTGGACTCTCTTCTGTCTCCGGAACCTTCTCCCCTGATTTGTCTTTCTGATTGGTCCCATTGACAGACATAGCAGAGTCTATTGAGTTAAGCAAGTCCGGATTGTTTTCTTCATTAAAGAGGATGTGATACTTGGTGTCACGACCGACCAGCATACGGTTAATCAGATCTTGCTTAACAGGATGTTGCCATGGTGATCCTATGTAGACTTCCTGCACCATCCATCCATGTTTGATGAAACAGGCCTTTATTGTGTCACTGAATCCTTCTCCGTTAACGCCGTAATTGTTACCTACAAATGTAGCATCATATACGAATACTATTTCTTTCCTTGAATACGGTTCATAGTAATTACAGAAATCATCTATTAGTTCAGGCAAACGGCGTTCATACTTGACATAAAATGACTTGACTATTCTGAGCTTCATGTCTTTGCCCGGTTGGCCACATACCATCCAGTTGATGTTGGCATTGGCATCGCATGCTATCCATATTGGTTCATCCCATTCAAGATCACCATCTAAGCGACAGTCAACATGCCGGAGTTTCTCCATATTGAATCCTATCTTGTCTATGTATCCGTTATTGACGGATGTGTATAGATTGGCATCTGTCTTGGCGTTATAGAACGAGTCCTCAGAATGTTCGACCCTCTTACACATGATAGTCGTGCGGAATGTCGCCGGAGGCATTTCACGATAACATTCCTTGATAAAATCCTTTCCTAGTATTTCTAGGTTCTCAATTGAAGAGAACTCCTTGTACAGGTAGGTGTCTGCGCGCAGCTGGTTGATGACCTTGGATAGACTACGCAACTTCCACGTAGTCTTTCTATCTAGCTTACCTCTTGCCTTAACGATTTCGCTAATATTGTTGGTCATTTCTCCATAGCATGCAAGCAGTCCTTCGAGTAATTTGATTTTCTCCGGATCACACTTCTCACGGTCATGAAGGAACCATGATCCCTTTTTCGTAGTCGGCATATCCGAGAACTTGGCTATGCCATGATGAAAGTACAATTTGCCAAACAGATTGCTATTGCCTCTGTTGGCCGGTAGAGTTTCCTCCTTGAATTGTTCGAAATCGATGAACTTTGCCTCGTCGATCAAAAGGTAATCAAAAGATTTGGAATTAGAGGTACCTTTCCTGTCCTGACTGATAATCGTCGCAATGCTGCCATTCCAGAATGAGAGCGTGTTCTCCCAGTTCATAGGGGGAATGACAGGCTCCTTCCATCCCCATGCCTTGGCAGGTTTCTTTCCCCAGGCATAGTGTACATTTTCAATAAATCCCCACCTGCGAAGGTGTTCATCCCATGATGGGATGATGTTTGTGAACATACGCTTGGAGTTCGGTCCGACAAGACCGGTATTGCTACCAGGCATCTGTTCGAAATTTCGTCTGAGCAGACTGGCACAAATCAGACTCTTGCCTATACCACGTCCTCCGACCATAGTCATGTACTTGGTATTTAGCGCGAGCATATATGCTTGCGCTCTATTTAGATATTGTTCCTTGGCTTCCACTTTTATCCTCCAATTGTTTCGGAGTATCTACTGCTTCTTCCACGATATCGGCATCTTCTGCCACATCACTGTATATGGATCCATTATATTTTGCAATTAGCTGGTCAATGACTTTACCCACATTCGGTATAGGTTTAAAACCTAAAACGGATACATCCATGGTAAAACGTATCTTTGGAATGGATGCGAAGTTGGCATCCTTTTCATCATTTTTATCAAGTTGGTTGTATTTGCCATAGGTATTGGCTAATTTGGCGATAGCTGCTGCGTCTTTTTCCCTGACGGCTATGGCATACCCTTCAGCGATCATATTATTAAATCTCCATCTATGCCATTCTTTGGAACATTGCTGGAGATTGCCGATAATTGCATGGAGGATTTCCAGGTCTTCATAAGCTGTCCGTCTGCCTATTTTCTCACCATCGCCGAGATTGTCCGAGTTGGATATGATATAGTCGATATATTCCCTGTCTTTCTTCAAAGGATTCCGCAGCATATAGTTGTAGATGTCCCTGAGTCGGATGATGCGGTGTATGGTTTGTCTTTCGACCTTCTTTGCCTTCATCTCTTCGACCGAGAGCATCAAGTTGTCTGCATATCTGTCTATATCGTATCTCATTCAATACTTGTCAGCGCAATGTCGAGCCAGTTGCCTGCGCTCTCTAGAGCAGTAGGAGAGCCGACACTTGCGAGTTTTAATGTTTGTTCATGTATTTCTTTGGATTTTTCTGCCAGCACCTTTCTGTATAATTTGCCGGTTTCTGAATAAGGGTTCGAAAATTCAGACACCTCATCAGGGCTCATATCCAAAAGGCTTCCAATCTGTGCAGGTGTCATCAGCAACTTGGCCAGCTCCTCTATTTTTGGTAATAATTCCTTTTCCATGTGCGATATCGAGTTCTACTGCATTTTCCCCTACGATGTCTATAAATTGTTCAAGCAACACCTCAAAGACATCGTGATTTGTGGTGATGACTGTGCTTTCGGCCCTTGCTCCATAAGTCTGATTTTGAGACGTTATGACGCTTATTTCGAAGGAGCGGTTTCTTATAAGTAGTATCTTCGAGTGATTTTGTCCCATGAAAACATGGTCAAAGGCTCCAACCATGAGCCTTTCAAGTTTCAGAGTTTTTCTGGCAGCACGTTGATCGAGCAGAATTGCAGAATTGCCTATGATTCCCTTCATCTTCATGAGACAGAAACCATTCAGGAATGGTTCACTTGTAGAGTAAGACGATACCCACACATCTGCTTTTCCTGTTTGTTTCAGAATCCAGTGGAGGATACCGAGCGTATGCACTCCGCTGCCGAAATACGCCTGTATGGGCGCTTCCGGCAGCGGTTTGAGAATTCCATCTAAGTCTTTACCTTTAGGCATTATCTTTATCCTCAGGAATTACGACACCGACAGCCTTCAATTTGTTGATGGTATCTTCCTTCATGTTCGCTTTTTCAGCATGGAGGAGATTGACGGCATCCTGTAGCATATCTATTTCATCATCGGTCAATGTCTCCTTGGAGAGATGTCGGCTGATATATACGCGGGCCAGATTGATCTGCTTTATCTTTTCCTGGACTTCTTCTTCAGGTGTGAGCTGTTTCTTTTCTTCCGGCTTGTAGTTGTCGTAAGAGGCATAGTCAGCACGCAGAGAATTATCGAGTTGCCGTAATTGGTAGCATAGTTCATTTCCGTCGCATGCCTGATAGCCGGGCTTGGCAATCATCTGTTCCAGTTGGGTATGCAGCTTGCGCATCTTATCCCAGCGTGTTACATTTTTATCCCAGAGAGCTTTGATGTTGTCGGGTAGGGAGTCATGGTCTGTGCGTTTGCCCTTTATGTGCTCCATAGCAGGTGCCTGGGAACTATATGCCGGTGATGCACCATCGGGGACGGTCTTTAAAGATTCTTCCACCTTTGAGATTGTCTCTGCATTGTATTTCACCGCATCCTTATTGGTAAGTCCCCGTTGTCTGATCTTATAGAACTTCCTCAGATCTGTCCTAATCCATGGCAAAAAAGACTGTGGCCGAATCAGCGCACTGTTATATATTCCCCTCTCCCTGCCGGGATCAAGTTGAAGGAGCAATTCTGCACCTTTCTTGATTTCTTCTGTTGTAGGATTTTCCTTAGCCAGGAATTTTCCTATCTTTTCTGTAAGTTTATTATCCATTCTTTTACTATAAAAGCGGCAACCGAGGCATAAATGCCGCAGCTACCGCCTGGTTCTTAATAATTTCCTACATGATTATGTGCCTGCTGTGCCACCTCCTGCAGGAGCAGCATCTGCTGTGATTTCTCCTGTTGCACAATCCAGTTGCTCTGTTTCCGATAGCACTAGCTTACCTTCGTAATAAGGTGCCGGGCAGGAGTCGTAACATGTGATTTCGAAAGTCGTCGTCTTGGCTGCCGTTGCTTCCGCTCCAGTATCTCCTGAAGGCTTAGTGTTCGTTGTGAACATATCGTTTCCGATTACCCGGAAGTCACCTTCTCGTTCCTGGTACACATAGACCATGTCATCATTTTTCACCTCTCTCGCAAAACCGGTAATGTCCTTGCCACTTCCGGCTACGATAGCCTTAACGGTATTCTGGATGATCTGTGATCCTTCTTCTCCAGCCGTTTCATACGAGACATTGCTTGCGTTGTCTTTCAGATCGATATAATGCCAGTATTCTTCAGCTTTGAGTTTGAAATCGCCTACGAGTGTCGCAAGTGCAGCCATATCTGCAGGCTTGTCTTCTCCTTCCAAAGATGGGAGCTTAGGCATTGTTACGATGTTGCTCTTTGATTGGTAATAGATCCGTCGGCGAAGTCCGGAAAGAACTGTCTTTCCGGGGCACGCTTCGATGGAATCATAAATTGTATTAACCGTACATTTTGCCATTCTTCATATATATATTAGTTGTTTTTATTCACCTGTCGTATTGCCGTTGTCAGATGGTTCACTGATGTCGCCGACAAGCAAATTCTCTTTTGATAGTGTGCGAATCTGTGTACCGTAGATGCCTGCATATTCGAAAGTAAGTTCCCAACTGCTGTACTTCGCAATGTTCGCCTTGTTTTCCTGTCCGTTGATGTCTGTACCGAGCAGGAAATTCTGTTTGATAGAGACTTTAACGAATTGTGAACCTGCCATATTGTCCAATACGGCGAGTTCGCATTTGTTACGGCTGCCTTCCAGATAAGTCTTATCAAATTCCGTGTTGTAAGGCAGCGAACCGTGTCGTGCCTGGTAATCGTCTACGTAAGCATCGTATATTTCCGGTGAGATATACATATAAGTATTCTGCTTACGAAGCATCTTATCGGCTGCTCTATAGATCTTCTTCAGTTGATCTACAGCGTTGGTCTTGTCAATTGGTCCTACAGAGATGTAATTGCCTTTGTCCGTTGCTATGTTCTTTGCCGTGATCTCTTGAGAGATAATGGTATCATATCCATCAAACAAGGTGTTGGTCGTTTTACCATTTACATCACGTTTAGCGTTCCATACAGCTTCGTCAATATGCTGACCGATTTTGGCTGCAAACAGAGATGCAACTTTACGTGCGATTGTGTTCGCAGTCATACTTTCACCGAGTGCAATGCTTTGTCCATAGATAGAATGGAAATAAGGCATCGGATTGAAATTCCTCGCGCAGTTACCAGGATATACGGTAAGAGTACGGCCGGTGATTTTCTCATCGGAGTCTTCTTGATTGTTTTTGCTCCAAGGTGCCAGTTGCGCATCACCTTCCAATTGCCCAAAAGTAATCTGATTGCGGACACCAGGCAGGATGGAGATGTATTTCGCCGTTTGATCCTGCATGACCTGTATAGGCATCTGAATCAGTTCTTGCTGATATTGTTGACAGCTTTCTTCGAGAAGTTCCGGAGTTACTTTCTGCGCCATTTCATCTGGCGTCATAGTTGAAATTTTTGCCATAATTAATTACATAAGATCTTTGATGTCATTGTATAAATCCTTAGCAGACTGAGGCTCATTGTTCTTTGATACCTGTGGATGAGCTGGCGACTCGTCTCCAGCTTCTGCTTTGTAATCATCGTATTCCTTTTGTAATGTTGCTAATTTGTCATCTGCTTTCTGTTTGTCCGTAGTAAGGGCGGTGATTTTATCCGTGGTTGCCTTCATGGAGTTTTCAATTTTGTTTAACTGATCTTCAGTGATGGTGGCTTTACCGTCATCATCAACTTCAATATCTTGTACTGACAGTGCAGCACATACGTTATTAAAGACTTTCTTTTTCATTTTTTTTGCTTCATTTATAATGTTGTTTTGTTCTTCCGGCATTACATCGTTTATCATACCTACGGCGCCAGATAGCGTTGTGCGCAATTTCTTCCAAAAACCGTCATGGTCGTTTGTAGGAATATCTGGAAGTCCATAGTGTTCTGCAATTCCTCCTTTGTTAGCTACTTTTTGACAAATGTTTCTTGCAGCTGTTTTGGAGTTGTCATCATCGAAGATGGAGTCCACCAGTCCGAATTTTATTGCTTCATCTGATAGCATCCATTTGGATTCGTTCATCTTGGACAGATTTTCCTCGATACTGCGACCGTTTTTCTGCGAATATATTTGAGCGATGCCTTTATCAAAGGTATCAAGATCTTCACGTTCTTTTTTGAATTTTTCAATTAAGGCATCAAAACCTTGCTTGTTGGCTGATCCCCATTCATCTATAGTATAGGACGCGTTATGTATCAGAATCATTGACCCTTGGGCAATATTGACGCTTTTTGCTTTCATGCATAAGACGGTAGCGGCGCTTGCGGTCATACCTACTATATACATGTTGCATTTGCCATGTGCTGCAATATACTCTCCGATCGCGATGCCTTCATCTAAAAATCCTCCTGGAGATGATACCAGTATGTTGACTTCCTTATTCTTGTTTTTTTCAAGAAAATCCTTGACCATGACTGATGTCGTACCTTTAGTACCTGTAAACCAGTCATACTCTTCACCTATAGTACCTGTTATGTAGTAATCGTATTTCATTTTCCTTTTTTTGCAAATGTAACGTTTGGACCTTTTTAGTCAAAATACTTTATGGGATGATATACATCAGTCCAATTGGTGCTTTCCATGTTATTGTGACGCTCCGAAGTGTTGTTTCAGTTGGTTTCCCTGGGAATGGATTACTGTTTTTTGTGATAGTATAAGGTCTGTCGTATGTCCCTACGAGAAACTGCGTTCCGTCGATTGTCGTAAGACGGTATGCCATTCTTCGCTCTGAGGAACTTTTTTTGTTTTTAGTATTGTACTTGATAGTGGTTGTCCAGATCCGCTGATTATTCTCACGCGAATCTTCTTCCGTAACTTCTGCCAGACCGAACTTGTTAATTTCTGTGAAATTAACAATCGTCTTGAAGTGGCAGAGATGCTCTCCCAAAATTTCAACATCTATAAGATTTTGCGCTTTTGTCTCTTCTATTTTTACTATGTGTATTAATTTGCTCATCTTCTTTCATTTTCTTTTTTGATGTTTGACATTCTTATACTGGTTTTTTCTGCCTTTTAAGAAAAAGGCTTACATGTAGTAGTCATTTTATCGTTTTTTTTGAAGGATGCTCGTGTTTATATCCACGACTGATATTTACACCGTATTTTCTGTAACTGTCTTTAATGCGTGTGAACTTTTGATATACATTACCTGTCTGTTCCGGATCTATTCCGTTAGCCTCCATCCAGTCTTTTACGATCTTTGTCAGTGCGACCCCTCTCATTTTTATGTCTGTAAGATCTTCGAACATTTGCATTGTAAAGGCATCGTTGATGGCTTCGCTGATTGCATCTTTACCGAATTTGGTAAGATAGTTGTAATATTGCGGATCCTTTGCTTTGGAATCTGGGATGTTGATTGCTATTTCATTTGTCCTTTGTGTTTCAACTTGGCTGTTGGCAGGACGTTTCTTCAAAAAGTGGCGGATAACATTGTTGATATTAGATTGTGGTGGAAAAGTGCATGGATCTCCGAAATGACACTTGCACCATTGACGCTCATACTGAGGCAGTTTGACGTAGATCTGAATTTTCATAAGCAATAGTTTATTGCTACAAATTTAGCAAAAAATCTGCATTTATGAAGACTTAATCTGCAATATTGTGGAAAAATCTCTTACATGTATATATAAGATATAGCGAACACACCTGCACACATATGCACACATATTTATAATTGATTGATTATCATATATTTATATCTATATCTATTCTGTGTGCAAAATTAAAAAATGTGTGCAAACGTGGTCTTTTGTGTGCAGTCCGCTCCTTCGTGTGCAGCTTGTGTGCAGATGTGTGCAAAATGTGTGCAGTTTTTCAGGTATGTGTGCGGTGTGATTATGTATTGTAAATCAGTAATTTACGAAGATGTGTGCATCTGTGTGCATACGTGTGCAGCATCACGTACGTGCGTACGCATGCGCGCGTCGCACACACTCATAGATATTGCATAAAATGGGGGAAGCCCGATGCTCACGCACCAGGCTTCCCCGCTTTCTGCCTTGATAAAATCTAAATCTTTAGAATGGGCATTCGTCTTGATTCTTCCTGAACAAGTCCGGCTCCATCTTTTCCTTCATCTCTTTAACCTCTTTTTCGTGCTCTGCTTCTTCTCGGATGTTGGCTTCATCATTGCTGACAGATTCCAGATTCAAATCGAACTTCTCCTGGAGTACTTGATAGTCGAAGCACATGCATCGGTCAAACATTCCTCGTTCCACGATCTTAAATTGGCCGTTGCCCATATCTTTGCGTTCCTGTACCGGCTGCCCATCCTGGTAGACCTTCCATCTCTCTGAAGCTTTCATGCCCAGGTAAGCCCCGGATGTCGTAAGATAATATCTGATGGAATCTTTTGACATTACCGTATCGCCCTGCTGCCTTGACATTTTCTTGTACTGTCCGATAAAGTGGTTGAGACGCAGCATCAAGATCGGATGCTCTGTCTTGTATTCTCTCCCTTCTTTAATCTTATCTGTTTTCAGTATCTTGACGTGCTTCACCTTGAAGTCAGAGTCACTGAATATCATACCCTCTTCGAAGAGGTAGTTCATCGCATTCCACAAATTCCCAAGTTCGTTGTTACTGATGACCTCAGAATTTTGCCGTTTAATCCCTGCTACTGTTATCTTCTTCATGTCCTCATACGTGAAGGGGATATCGAGTACCTTATGGAGTATTTTATATGTTGTCAACAGAATTACCCAGTTACGCCATAACCGATCTTCTATCTGTTCTCCGTCGATTTCATCATATATCTCATTGGTTACTTCGTTATATGTTTCGTAGAATTCATTCTCAAATTTTTGTCGATGTGATAATACTTCCTTGGTCAGATGTTGTAATCCTAACTTCCGGACATCTGCCATTCTGTTGAATTTGTCTTTTGCGTCTCTGTCATGTACTGTACTGTCGTGGGTTAGGAATATCATCCTTGAAAACATTGCGATATCCAGTGTCGGCATCTCTTGGCCGGAGACGATAACACCACAGTCTACAGGGGTTTTCTCTATCTGTTTGCCATGATCCATATCCATTCGGCTGCGTCCGGTTCCGTCGTAAGCTCCTTTGATTATTTCGATAATCCTCATATCCAAGGTGTTCTTGTACTCATCAAGATGCACCATTCCGTCCTTTGACATGGCTAGTACCTGAGATAGTGCCGGCGCCGTCGCATTACGGAGGTTTATTGGCTGATCACCGATTGTGAAAAATCTCATCAACGTTATCCCCAATTCGGTTTTTCCTGATCCCTTTGGACCGAAGAGATTCAGAAGTGGAAAATTTGTAGTATAGCTTGTGATGACATCTCTGTATATTGATGCGAGCAGATAGGCGATAGATACCTTTGCATTGTTTCCGAATACATCGGCCATCATTTTAGAAAAGTCATGGAAACTGATACTACTCTGTTCTGAGGGCATGATAAATTGTCGTTCGAAAGAAAAATAACCTGTCTCCCCGGAATAGATATCGCTGGACCCCTGCAGATAATAATTGTCCATTTTCTTATCTGCGTCATGGAGATGAACTATACCCATGTGGTCAGCTGGGAACCAATCATTGTCATATATGCATCCGTTGCCAAATGCCCAGAATCCTTTTTTCTGCCATCCGTACTGTTTGATTTGAATTGCTGTCCCAGTGACGTCATATAGATACTTTTTCAGTTTCATTAATTCTACTGATGTTGCCTGCCATAGAAAATCACCAACTGATTCCACTTTCATCATAAATTTAGGCATGCTTACCAGTTCCTCGGCATTTAGTTCCAGTGTTCTTGTTATTCCGTCCTCATTGGTTATCTCGAAAATTCTTTTACTGTCATCTACACCCATGATATGGAATAGAGGCTTCATTTTAAAGTTGCTCCACTGGATATTTCCTTTCTCTGTATTTCCCCAATAGCAGTTGTGTTCTTCATAAAAGCCGTATTTCCTTAAATCAATGCCGGTTCGCTTTGATGTCGCTTTTGCCCTGGCTTCTTGTTTGCGCCGTTTTGCGTCATTGATTGCATTTTTCCATAGTCCTTTATGTCCATATTCTGTAGCGAGTGCTTCCAGCATGGCCTCTTGTGTATATTGGTCTTCATCGAGAATAAGTGTATCAGCGATTTCCCTGATACTGTCGCTCTTCGCTAGATCCGTTTGATTATCATTGTATTTGTGCCGTGCAAACCATATAACGAAATCCTCGCTCTTTAATTCTTCTATCTGTCTCTTATTCTTGAAAAAAGAATCTGCGTCCTGCTTCTTGCCATCTTTTGCCGGTGGTATTTCCTTTACTTCCACCCGATAGCCATTTTCCATCGCAATACGTCCGTTCTTCAGCACAGCTTTTATTCCAGGTTCATCCGCATCCGGAATGAAGCAAAGTTTACAATGGAAGTGCTTCAGTAGGTTCAACTGTTCTTTCGTTAATGCTGTTCCAAGTGGCGCAATTGTGTTGGCAACTCCCAATTCCTGCATCCTGATTACGTCCGGAGCTCCTTCAACGATATAGAACAGTTCCTCTTTGGCACCCTGCTTTTGCGCAATATTTAGACCGAATAGGATATCGCCTTTGTGGTAATAGAATGAATCTGCTCCATTGATGTATTTAGCCTGGTTATGTTCATCAAGAGTTCGTGCGGTATAAGTCCTGATTCTGCTATACTTATCTCTGACAGGTATCATCAGCCGGTCATTGTAAAAGCCATAGAGGTTGCCCTTATCTGATTTCCTGATAAGGTTCATTTCCTCCATTAACTCTATGGACAGTCCTTCCTTTTTCGCGAAAGTAATGATCCCTTGCCAGTCTTTGTTGGCATATCCGATGCCTCTTTCTTTAACTTCTCGTTCCCCCCATCTGCTGTTTGCATATGATAGAGCAGCTTTTGCTTCTGGTGTGTCTTCGTATAGGTTCTTGATAAAGTATTTCTGCAGATGATCCATGATAATGTACGCACTTTCGCGTTTCTGCTCCATTTGAATATCAGCATCACTTTTCTGATAATGTTCATCTTCAATTGGAATATTATATTTCTTGCCAAGGATCTTGCAGGCTTCTGGGAAAGCGACTCCTTCCATGTCCATGATGAACTGAATAGGATTTCCGCCCCTTCCACACGAAAAGCAGTGGGCGATATTTTTCGAAGGTGAGACGTAAAAAGATGGCACCTTCTCTTTATGCATCGGACAGCATGCTTTGTAGTTGGCTCCACATTTCTTCAGGTCGACATAGTCGCTGACAACGTCAACGATATCTAAATTGATGAGCCGGTCTATAATTTCTTCTTTTATCATTTCTTTAGATTTTATCTTGCAAAAAGGGTGTTTGATAATTTTCAACCTTTCGATATTCTAATTTCTAGAAAAGGTTCGTAGCGATTCAGTAAAATGTCTCTCATGAGTACTGCCCTAAGAATTTTTATTAGTTCTTTAGAATATCCATGAGTGATCGTCACATTGTGTTCATATTTGTATCCAAATTTCCTTATATAGAGTTTTCTGAGTTTTCTGTAACTGTGATAGACTTTAGCACATTCGAATTGTTTTGATTCTTTCCGGCTTACTTTCCTTGATTCTGGAATCAAATATCTATTACTTGTTTTCTGGAAGTTTTTCATCAATACATGTCTTTTTATATATATTTCTTTACCATAGTACACCAGAGGCCATTGATACAGTTGCGTGCCTTGTCACATTCCGCACATTCAGCGCTTCTTTTATCTTCATCTTTGGTGATCATCATAAGCTCTGGCCTTGTCTGCTATTTCTGCGAAATGATACTCGCTCTCTCTCTTAAATCTCAGTGTAATGTATCTTCGCTTCTGCTTTATCTTGTTGACGTTCATTTCGTAAGGCTTATTTTCATTTTCCAGTTTCTTGTATAAATAGTCTAACCCTTTGCCGTTGACTGAAAAACCTAATTCGCGGTTGAATTCCTTCTTCATATTATTGACGCAAACATCTTGACCAAGTCTTTGGACGAGTACAGTTCCATTCTTTTTGTGGCATTCTGGATGAGGTTCTTAATTGTCGAGTTTTTTAGATTGAGTTCTTCTGATATTTCTTTATAGGTTTCTCCTTTCGCTCTCATCTTGACAATCTCTTCTTCTCTATTCGTAAGCTTGAATGGTTTGGGATGGCAGACAATCCCATTGAACTGACATTCCCTTCTTATCGGGCAGATGATATCCTCTATATGCAGGATACCATTCTCTACATCGTATGATAAAGCATCCATCTTGCCCATATTGCAAAGGATAAATCTACTGACCCTCTTATAAAGGTAATACCAGCTGTTCCTTTCTGCTGACTTGTAGTTAATGCTAAGAGCATTCCACGCCTCAGGGTATTGCTTTTTGATCATTCCGGCCAAGATCAACAGTATTTCATGATGCTTTTCTTCTAGTGTATACCTTTCACCTTCTGTCTCTACAATCACTTTCCCTTTTGGGGATGAGTAAAATTCAATTTCGTTTTCCATACTCATTAAATTATTCCGGCATCTTTCAATACCTGTATTTCGTGCTCTTTCCATTTGTTTTCTGAAATGCGCCGACGCACGTTATCGGTGCTCATTTCCAGTGCTTCAGCAATCTGCCTGACAAATATGTTTTTCGTTCCAAAGGGCAGTGCTTCATAATGGGAACTTATTCCCAAAGCTTTATTTTTCATCTCCTTTTGTTTGATTTAGTGCAATTTTATGGTTATATTTGTGAGCAAATTTAATGTAATTCAAATTAATATCCAAATATTTGCGGTATTTATTCCGCACGAATGAGGATATTTAACTTTTATTAATCGCTATGTATAAAGGATCACGACTTCATGATTTGTGCCTGGCCCAAAGAGGATTGAGTACACAACTCAGTTTAGCCCTTTTTGGCAAGAAGAAGGGTATTGATCGCTATTATCATGATGGTATCAATATTACCATAGATATGCTTGAGAAAATAGCGATGAATACCGGCAAGAGCGTCGACTATTTCCTTGAGTATAAGCATACTTCGGATGGTCTGAAAGAATCTTCCAGTGTTAATGGTAATAATAATATTGTGAATTCTCCCATGGCCAATGAGGCTATGGCGAAGATTGATCACCTCAATGAAGTTATCAAATTGAAAGATGATCTTATCGTTCGAGATAAGCAGTTAATCGAGACAAAAGATGTCGTGATTAAGTCCCTTCGGGATACTATAAATGATTATATTAAACTACTCCAAGCAAGTCACTCGGACAATACTCGGACATAATATATGCGGAATAAACTGCTTATATGCGGTCTATCTGGCTGCTTATCAGTAACTTATAAGTTTCACCTTATTTATATATATAGAACATATCTCGGACATGATTATTGCGCTTTCTGATTTTTCCGTCTCATCTTGTCCCATAAATTGGGAGGACTAAATTTGCTTTCAGCTCCTGCCTCCGCAACTAAATCGCTCGGAAAGCTTTTTAAAAAAGCTTCCGAGCGTTTTTCGTTTCTATCAGGGACGAGAATGGGACAATTTTTGGCACAGTTATTAATCTTGGAGATTTAATAATTT